ATATTTTGTATTTTCAGTTTTCTATTCTTCTTCTTCTGTGGCACTTATTCTTCCAATACCTTGTTTCCAATAGTATGGTGTTTTGCAGTTTTTATCATCTTTATTTTTGCAATCTATCGAATAAGTATTTTTACATTTACAATATACTGCTCTCATTATGATAATAGTTTTTTAAGTTGTTCTAGCTTTTCTAATTCGTCAAGTTTTCTTATTGCCCAATTTACACCAGCAGTACCGCCCCAAGCATCCCACATAAGACCACCACACCCTTCAGAATAAGGTACGTCTTTATGTTGTTGATGTCTTTTAAATGATGCCATTCTTGCAATTGTATCTCTGCTTATTGGCTCTCTTTTTGCTAATTGGTTTGCTCTATTCTTTCCAGTTGCCTCGCCACAACTTCCCCAACCATTATTTTCTACCCAAGCTAATGCTCTTTTTGCATTGTTACTTGCACCTTGTGGATAGTCTGTATATGATGCTAGTTGTTCTTTTAGTTCTTCGTTTGGTCTTTCCATTTTATCTGCAAAGTAACCCTCTATTGAAAAACCTTTTACTTTACCAGTCTTTACATAGTCATTCCAAACATCATCATTATCTACTTTAACACTACCCATCCAAGTACCAACTGGCACATCTAAATCGTATAAAGCACTTTTATCTTTTTGTTTATCTTCTACTATCCAACTTTCAACAAGTGTTAGACCTTGTAATTCTGAATTGTGTTCTAGTGTTGAGTTAGATTGATTACCATTTTGTAAATACATTTGAGATGCTTTTGCAACAGTCTTTTCTGAAAAGAATATGTAGTATTCATCTTCTCCAGACTTTCTGTAAATAGGTTTCTTTGGTATAAGTAAAGCACCCATTAATAAACGCTTCTCTTTATCTATTTCAGCAAGTTTTATTTCTTGTGTTTTAAGTGCAACAAAATCAGATTCTATTGCTGGATTTTCAACAACAGAAATAGCTTCTACTCCTATTGCTTCATCATCATCTAAAATAAGTTCGATTAACTTCATATTTATATAATATTTTTTTAATGTTATTTTACATTTTAATCTCCTAAACTTGCATCATCAATTATATTTCTATCCATACTTTGAGCAGTTGTTACATCGTTTGCTACAACGTATGCTTGTACTGGTTGTTGTGATTGACCACCAATTGCTTGTGCTAATTGATTTGTACCACTTTGACCAACTACATTAAATGCTGGTGGTGTAGATGCTCCAGTTGGAACAGATGGTGTTGTTACACTACCTCCTAAACCCTTTGTTGCTTGTTTTGATGCACTTACTGCTCCTTTTATTGCAGATACTATACCTACGGCTTGTGCTGCATAACCTAATATTAAAGGAATGTTAGCTGGGAAAGGTGCTGATGATGCTGATTTTGCTGCTCCAGCAGAAACATCTACTCCAGCTTCTGCTGATTTAACTGCTACTTTTGTAGCTGAATTTTTTGCACTAAACAAAGTTGCTTTTACTTCCATTATCATTTCTTTAGCTAACAATAATTGTTTAGCTACAAGAATTGCTTTACCTACTTTTGATTCTTCATTAGCTATCGTTAATGCATCTTGAAACGCTTTTTCTTTTATTGCAGTTTTTTGTTGTTCTATTTCATTTTCTTTATTTGCTATTTCTTTTTTCTTCTCTAAATCTTCTTGTGCAAAACCTTCATTTAATTCAGCCAATCTAGTCTTGTAATCTGTTNNGTCTATTTCTTCTTCTAATGCAATTTGTTCATCTGCAAATTGTCTTGCTTTTTCTGCTTCTGCAATTTCTTTTTCATCTTTTATTAATTGTTGTTCAGCATCATATTCAGACATTCTAAAATCGTGAGCTTTTTTTGCTTCTAATAAAAGTCTATTCTTTTCTTCTTCGTTTTCAATAGTCTTATTAATAAGTAAAATTTGAGCATCAAGTGTTTGTTGAGATTCTATTTCTGCTAACTCTCTACCTTCTTTACCAATTTTTAATAATTCTTTTTTATTTTCTAATTGTTCCTTGTCAAGAGAATTTATATTTACTTTCTGCTCTGACATTTGACCAGTAACTCTTGCAGTAACTGCTGCTTGTTCGTTTAATGCTCTTTGTAATTCTAATTGATTTTCGTCATTATCATTTTGTTTTACTTTAGCTCTTGCTAAATCAACTGCTACTTGGGCATTAGCTTTCATTACTCTACCTTGTTCTGTAAGTATTTCGCCCAATTTTTCATTTGCTTTTCTTCTTATTTCAAAGGTTAAAGTTTCATCATCTCTAATTTGCCTTTGTTTTTCAGCTTGTATATCGTATTCTTCAATAAGACCTTTGTTTACTTCTTCAAGTAAAGCTGATTTTTTTGCTAATTCAGTAATATTAACTGCAGTTTCTAAAACTTCAGTAGCATAATCTTTTATAGCTTTTGCATTTTCTTTTATAGATTCTCCAAATGGAATTTGAGAAAGTATTACATCTTTAAATGATTTACCAAAAGAATCCATAGACCCCTTAAAATCTCCTTTAAATAACTTTTTAAAACCATCTCCAGCATTTGTAAATCTACCAACAAGGCTATCAAATTTATCTGTAACATTATCTTTGAAACTTTGCCCAAAAGATTCCATAGATGCTTTAGGGTCATCAAAAACAGATTTCATTTGCTTTCCTACCTCGTCAAAATTATCTAAAACTAATTTTACAAAATCATTTGTAACTNNTAACTATTGAGATAGCCTCCATTGTTACATTAAACGCATCTAAAAACTTTTGGTTTTGAGAAAGAACATCTTTTATTTTAGCAAATGCAGTAATTAGTAATCCTATACCAGCAGCCTTTATTGCGTTACCAATACTTTTTATACCTATTGCAGTTTGTTTTGAAGATGCTTCAACTTCTTTTAAAGATTCAGCAGTATCTTTATTTGAATCTACTAATTGTTTATTTAAACTTTTAATAGATTTTTTTAATTCTTCAATCTCTTTTGTAGCTTTGTCTGTTTTTGCTTCTAGCTCTACAATTATTTTTTCCATTTTAATTCTTGTTTTTGTCTTTTAAATACTTCTCTAAAACTTTTTGGAAACTTATTTTTTCCTTTTGCTATTTGTACTATTTCTGCATTACAATCAGTATCTCTTAATAATTCTAATATCTCTT